CCTCCGTCTCGGTCTTAATAGGCGCGTCTAGTCCGTAGAGCTTCGAGTCGCGTTCGAGGATTCGTAGCATACGGTCGATAGCTTGTAAGTCTCCGGCGAGAACCTTATTCCATATCGCCGATAAAGCCGTCTCGAGTCTCGCTCTATGAAGCGCTCTTCCCTCGTTCGCTAGGGTTTCGTCCTTAATCCTATCCATAGCCCGCTTAAACGCCGCGTGAGCGCCGGAGGGATAGGCGTAACCTAAACGAGTCGCTATCTGGTCAAAAGTTAATCCCGCTTGACGGTAGCGAAGGACTTGTCGCTCCTTCTCGATTAGCTCGGCGTCGAGGGTAATTACTTCGGGTTCGCTCATGATTACATTGTAACCTTACGGAGTATCGAGTCTCGAATAGTCTCGGCTATCGCTTTAGCCATAAGAGGAGGGACGCTTCGACCGATTCTCTCCCACCGTTGCGCGAAAGTACCCGTTAGCTCGAAGTCGTCGGGGAAACTAGAGACGCGGCGTAATTCCTTAAGGTTAAACTTCCGCTTCTCGTACGGGTGGGTAATAGAAGCGAGTCCTACGTTTCCTCCCGAGGCGGTAATAGTCCCGATAGGCTTATAAGCGTAAGGTTTAACGAGCTGAAAGTATTTCTCGCTCTGTCCGCCTTCTTTTAGGTTCTCCCACTCTTTCCCGACGGCGTTACCGAGAGCTATCGAGTATCCGGTCTCGGGGTCGATAAACGGATCCTCGGGCTTATCTAGGGTAGCTACGGCGTCGTTATAGGAGTAGCGATAGGTAAAGGGTTTAGGAAACTCAGGCTTTACGCCGAATTTCTCTACGAGGTCGTTACGAACGCCGATAAGGATTAGGCGCTGACGAGCTTGCGGGACTCCGAGATAGCTCGCGTCGAGGATTTTAGCCTCTACGGTATATCCGGCGGCTTTTAGCTCCTTAAGGATTAGCTTAAAGTAGCCGATAGCCTTTCCCTTAACTAAGCCGGTAACGTTCTCGGCGATAAAGACCTTAGGTTGTAATCCTTCTACTAGGCGCGAATACTCGAAGAAGAGGTCGTCCGCCTGTTGCTCGCTATCGGAATACTTCTTAACTTTCCCCCACGCCTTCTCACGTATGCCAGCGGTCGAGAAGCTCGAGCAGGGAGGAGAACCCTCGAATAAGTCTAGCTCTCCCTTTTCTAGCCCTAAAGTCTTAAGGATTTCTTCCGCCGTAATCTGACGAATATCGTCCTCGGTAAGAATAACTCCTGGGTGATTAGCTCTATAGGTATTACGAGCTTCGGCGATAAATTCATTAGCCCAGAGAAGATTAAAACCTGCCATCTCGAAGCCTAAGCACGATCCGCCGCACCCCGAAAAGGTCGAGACCATAGTAAAGCCGTTAGAGCTTTTTACCTTAGCGATTTCCGCCATAGAGGGAACCGAGTACGTCACTCCTTAACCCCGAACCAACCCGAGAAGTTAAGGTGACGCCAATACGAATCGACGTGGCTAAATCCGGCGCGCTCGAGTAAATCGACGTTCCACTCCGAGGTAACGGGAACGAGGACTCCTTCTAGGCTTCGGCGCTTAGCCGTTATCTGCTCCTGCGTATATCCGTTCTCGCCTTTACGGTCGAGATAGGTATTAACGAGTAATTCGTCGGCGTAGGAGTCGGCTCCGAGGATTTTCTCGACGAAGAGGAACACTCCACCCTCGACGGTATTCTTAAAAACGTTAGCGATAATTTTCTGCCGGTACTCGATAGGTACGAATTGCAAGGTAAGAATCGAGAGAGTAACCGAGGCGCGAGCTTTCGGGTATTCGTCTCGTAGGTCTAAGTTCTGAATATCTGCCTCGGGTATTTTTACCTTAGCGACTTCTATCATAGGCTCGGAGACTTCTACTCCGATATAGCTATTAGCCTTACCGAGAGCGTCGATAATCGGCTTTAATCCGGTTCCGCGAGAACACCCTAAATCGACTATCGAGGTTCCGGGTTGCGCGAAGCGTAGAGCGAGTTCGGTCGTATTACGGCGCATACCGAAATAGTCGGGAATCGAGCGCTCGAGCATTTCGTCGAATACGTCGGTTACTTCGTCGTTAAACTTCCACTTATCGCCCGCGACGATATTATCGCGGAAGGTCACTTAGAGGATCCGTTCCACTCGTAGCCGCACTTCGGGCAAGCGTGCGAGGTCGCCATAGTTTCGTCGTAGCTCTTAAAATCCTCGATAGGTTCTTCCTCGGTATCGAGCTTAGGAAGGTTAAAGCCTAAATCCTCGACGTTAAGGGTTTCCTCGAGTTCGAACAGTTGTTCGGATAGTCTCTCTAAATCCCACTCGGCGAGTTCGGCGGAGCGGTTATCAGCGAGCGCGTAGGCGCGGATAGTCTCTTCGTCCCAATCCTTCGGAGTCTCGACTACGGTAATTTCTTTCCAACCGAGATACTGCGCGGCTTGTAGCGTTCCGTTACCCGCGATAACGATATCGCCTGATATCACTATCGGTTTACGTTGCCCGAAGCGCTTAAGAGACTCGGCGATAACGCTTATATTCTTCTCGTTATGCTTCCGAGCGTTCTTAGGGTCAGACCGTAAGCTCTCGATTCGTACGAGCTTGCTCTGCATTTTTAGCCTCTATCCTCGCGTCTAGTAAATCATCTAAGCTCTCTAGAAGAATCTGCTTCCTCTGCCGAGTCATACGGTTACCGAATACGTCTACTTTTAACATCATAGAAATATGTCGGATAGCTTCGTCGATATCGGCGAGAGTTATATCTTCTTCTATCGTAAACATAGAGACATTTTATCGTTGCTTACGCGCCTCGCGTTTAGCTCTATAGTCTCTAACTTCCTCGGCGATATAGAAAACCGCTTTACCCTCGCGTTTCTTCCACTTAATAGATCCGCGGTGTTGTAGTTGCCGAAGGTTATTCATATTTACCCCGAGGAATTCGGCGGTAGTAGCGCAGTCCCAGAATTCTTCTACCACGGAGCTTCCTCCGAGTGAACGCTAGCGACGTGCGGAGCCTGATTCTTAGGAGAACGCGGAACGATACCGAAGCTCTTTCCGGTTACTTCGAGAGAAGTCTTTTCTACGCCGTCCTTAGTCGTATAGGTCGATTGCTTAAGAATTCCGTTAAGAAGGATACGGTCGCCTTTCTTAAGGCTATCCATAACGAGGTCTGACTTAGAATTCCAGAACGCGACTCGAAGCCATACGGTCTCGCCTTCGCCCTTAGCCTTGCTATATGGGGTATACGCAAGAGAGAAAGTAGCTAGCGATTCGTCTTTTGCAAACTTTAGCTCGGGATCGGTTCCGAGATTGCCTTCTACGATAATTTCCATTTATTCCGCCTCCATAAGTAATTTAACCGAACCGTCGTTTAATAGTAATACTTGCGTCCCGTCGGGTCGAGTAAAAGGATATTCGTCCGGTTCGCTCCAACTCGGACACATATAGCCTTTAGCCTCTGCCGCCTTCGGGTTTAGGTGAACACTATCACTAGATAGATTATGGCACGAGTGGTGAATCCGAATTAAGTTCGAGGCGGAATCTTTCCCGCCCCGAGACTTAAGTTTCCGGTGGTGAAGCGCCATAGACTCCGTAGCGGGTAAACCGCAGATTTCGCAGTAATACCCCGCACGTCCCTCGACTAGCTCTACGAGCGCCTTATCCACCGAACCTCGTTAATACCACGCGTTTCCGCGTCGTTGTTGATTTTTCCAGAACGTCCATGCTTTACAGGGAGTTCCATAGCGAACCGTAATATATCTTAATCCCGCGTTAATCTGCATAAGCGGATCCTTAGGACGGACGGGGTAGTGGTAATGCTCCCACGTCGCGTTTAGGAATTGCGGAATCCCGAAGGCGGTCGAAGTCGGGGATTTAGCCGAAGCGTTCCAATGACTCTCAGACGTCCAAAGGAGGTCGAGGCAAGCGAATTGCCGAGGGTTAGTCACGAGGAGTTTCGCGTACGCCTTAGGGTTATGAGCGAGATTAACCTTAGGAGCGTTCGCCGCCTGAGCCGTTGCCGACTGAAAAGACCCAACCAATAAGGCGACTACGAGGGTCTTTCGGATAAGCGCTATAGGAGCGCCTTACCCCGTTTCGTACAGACTTCGCAAGCGTTACCGGCGTAGAGCCACTCGCCACACTTACAGCGAGCTACCTTCTTATCTTCGATTTCTAGGCTATTCATTTTCGCTCCTTTCGGGAGATAGGGAATAGTTAGGTAATAGTTTAGACCTTAGCCCCGCCGAAAGGTTGCGGGGCTGAGGCGGGTCGCAGGTCTAGCTACGAGTGATTAGGGGGTCTCGTATTCGGGCTAGCCTTAGCGCTTCCGAAGCGCCTTAACGACTATCGACGCATTTCCACCCGTAGGCGGTCTGCGTAATTATGTGCGAGTCCTCGTACTCTCCTCGGGTTACTATTTTCCCGCATAGGCAGATACGAGTATCTTCTTCGTCGACCCGATTCACTTCGCGCTCGGATCCTTAAACTGCTTAAAAGCCATTTCTCCCGCGGCTCCCATAAAGGTAAGCGTACGAGTCTTATCGCCTCCGTGGTCGCGGAATTTATCCCACGCGTGGACGGCTTCGATAGCGGTGTCGTAGTGAAAGTCGTACTCATCTACTCCGTTAACGACTAGGTGAATTCGATACTGGCAAGTCTTAATCCTCATCTAAAATCTCCTCTACTCCTTCGATATAGCCTCTTAGGTGTTCGTCTAGGTTAGTCATTACCGCCCAGATAAGCTCTAGGTTCTTAGAGCGGCGAGCTTTACGGAGATTTTTCTCCATAAGTTTTAACGCCCGATAGATAGTCGCCTCGTTCTCTTTCCGGAGAATTTTATCGACGGTCTCGATAATTTCGTAGATATCTTTTTCCTTGCGCTTAAATACGGTCATAGCCCGTCCTTATATTCTCTTCGCGGTTACGTTCGTAGGAGTAAAGCGACTCCGAAGCCGGAGTAAAGCAACAAGGAGTAACGATTTCCCCGTCGTCATTTTTTAACATATCTCGGACGTACCACTCGTTCTGTCCGTTATTGCAAGATCCGCAGTAAAGAAGCTCGGAGTTGCCGAAGTCGAGTAGTTCGTATTCGCTAGCGGTAGCTTTTCTCATTTTGAGTAAATCAACTCCTTACAGAATTCGCTCATCTTCTCGACCTTTACCTTACAAGGCTTAGGAGTAAGAGCGTCGTTTATATAGTAGACGGATACGATAATTAGAGCCGATATAAGAATCTTCTTTAGCATTTACTTAGTCCTATTCTTAGTAGCGTTAACGAAAGTTTGGCGAGCGCACCATTCGCACTCGACGATAGCGACGTCTAAATCGGGTTCGGTCGAGGAAACGATTAACTTATTCGCCCACCCGCCGCGAGAACCGCAGAACCAGCACTGTAACTCGCTCATGCCTCGACTCCGACCCGTAGAGCTTCCTCTGGTGTAAGAACGGTAAGCTGATTCAGGTTAAAACTATCAAAGTGGTATCCGAACCATACGTCGGCTTTACTAAGTTTTGTATTAAGAGTTTCTACTACTCCGTACTCGATTCCCGCTAAAGAGCTAACGCGTACCGTATCGCCTACTTTTATTGAGCACTTTTGTGCGGGGTAGTGGCAGTGGCATAAAGAGAGATTATTTACGCGATTATAAAAACAGATATAGCACTCGATATCTAACTTAGTATCGCTATCAGCTGTCGAGAATTTCGTCTTACAATTAACGCAATTTCTAGTTGTCATTTTTTAGCCCCTAATCTCGGGAGTCGTTCGCTCCCTGTCGAGGAATAGATTACGGTATAGATTACGGTAATACTAGTAGGGGATTTAGCTCATTTCGCGGATCCTAATATCCGCACCCGGCTCGGGGGAATACGCCTTCGTAGCCCGTATATCGACTACCTGAGAGTCGTCTAGGTACACAATTCCTGTTAAAGCGTCTAAAACGCCTCGAATCAGCTTATCGAGGTCGGGTGGGACGGTCGGAAAGACCCGCTTAACCGTACGGGGACGGGGCATATAGAAGTCGATTTCGATAGCTATAGGCTTCTCGGACGGCTTATATCCGGCGAATTTAGCGGAAAGAGAGACGGAGGAGCGCCACGCGGCGAGCGCGGAACCCTGCGAGTGGATAACTCGCCCGTGGATTACCTTCATACTCCCTTGCGGGATAGGTACTCCGTCTACACGAAATTTAGTCACCCGATAAGGGTAACGGACTCCGCGATAACCTTATGAGCTTCTTTTAGCCCGTTAATGAGGTAAACGTCGTAGGTATCGTTACGGTCTAGCTCGATAGCTTTTACTATCCAGTTCTCGTTGTCGATCCGTACGACGTCTCCGAATTGGAGAGCCGAAGGCTTTACGAGTGTAAGCGTCATTATTAGCTCCTTAGAGAGTAATCCTTACGGTCTAAGCGTAACCGTTACGAGTAATCTTCGCAAGTGGCTTTCGTCACTACGCCCGACCGAGTAGCTTCTTAATATCCTCCGGCATAGGTACGGCTCGCGCTTTCCTCGCCTCTTCCTCTTCTAACGCCCGTCGCGCCCTCTCTCGAGCCTCGGCGTCTCGTTTACGTGCGAGGAGTAACTCCCGCTCTTTTAGCTCTTCTACGGTCAATCTACGGGGTGGTAGAGGGTCGTCTAGCCACCGCTCAGCATTTAGCCAAGTCGCGGGGTGCGGGGTAAAGGTATCTTCGCGGTTCGGATCGAGGCTAAAGCGCTCGGCTCCCGCTATAACGGCTTCGTAGTCCGTAATCTTCTCCCACGCCTTACGAGCCGCTCCCTTAGCTACCTTCCGAGGATAGACCGCCCAGAATTTATCGAACATCTGTTCGGAGTCGCCTTTAGGGAAATCGCTTATATCTAAGTTCTTCTTAGATAGTTCTTCTAAAGGAGTCAGGTTTTCCGACTCCGGTTTACCGGATTCCGGTTTACCGGCGTTCGGTAATCGTACTCCGGTAGGAATATCGTAGATATAGCTCTTCGTCTCGAAGCGACCGTCCTCGTTACGCTCTTTTACGGTCTTTAGGTAGCCGAATATCCGAAGCTCCTTAAGAGCGCCGAGAATAGCCGCACGCCCTTCCTGTCCCGTTCGAGCGAGCGACTCCGCCGAGATACGCCAGTTATCCGGACGGGAAAGGATTTCTAGAAGGATTCCCCTAGCCCGATACGAAAGACGGCTATCTCGGACGACCTGATTAGATATAACGCTAAAATTACTATCGGGTCGCGGGGATCGGATAATACTCATTAGCTATTCCGCCTTATCCGTATTAACGAAGTCCTCAAAATCGAAAATCGAAAGCATTTTATTATTTAGGTCTATCTGCCATAAATTTATATCTTTAGAAGCCTTAAACCCGACGTGATTTATCTTTCCCTTTTCCCATACTCCGTACTTAATAAACCCTAACGCTTGCCAAAATTTATTCGACTCTAAATCGGTTCTACACCGGAGTCTCGCTCCGATACGCTCGAAGGTTTCGCAGAAATCCCTAACTACGGCAATTAAAGCTGACCCGTAATCTAGACGTCTTGCGTCGTCGCGTACGGCTATCTGCTGAATTTTTACATAGCTATTCGCTCCGCGACCCGGCGTTAAGAGGATATAACCTACGGGGTCGTTATTCTTTTCACAGATAAATACCACGAAATTCCGCCCCCCCCCAAACACGTAGTCGTCCCAGACGGTTCGCTGAATAAACCCTACGGCATAGGAGTTATCCTTCTGTAGCTTGTCGATAAAAGCTATATCTATCTCTCGAGCGTTACGGACTAATAAATCTCCCTTCTGATAAAGGACGTTAATTAAGCCGGTCGCGCAGTCAAATTTACCGAGGTTCATATTTCTAATACCTCCCTAATCATTTCTTCCGAGATCCCGAAAAGCTCAAAGCTCTTAATAACCTTCGTCTGTAGCGATAGGTTCGAGTTCTTAAGAAACGAATCGCGCTCGACGGTAGTCATTCCGCCCCAGACTCCGTACTTCTCGTATTTCGAGCCATAGTTTAAGCACTCCGACCATAGGGGACAACTAAGGCAGAGATTACGAAAGAAGTCGATAGTAACGACCTTCTTAAGTAACTTAGTCTCTTCCTCGATTTTATAAAAGAGGTCGGTATAGAAACCTTGACAAGCGGCTTCGTCCCAATTTATCTCCGCATAGAGGGGCAACCTACCGCTCCCGTCGCGTCGTAGAAGTCGCAGTAGTTCGCGCAAAATTGAATCGGCTTCTCCGGTGCGGGAGCTTCGAGTTTATTCTCAACGACGAAATCTAATTCGTCTAACCAATCGAGACCTGCTTGTGCGATATCTATATCGAAATCCTCGATATGAACCTTTATATCCCTCATCTCGCCGTCTCGAGGAATAGCTACGAGAGCTACCTTCTTAACGTCGTAGCCGTTCTTCGAGAGGAGATATCCGTAGAGCTGAACCTGCATACGTTGTTGGTCGCTCGGGAAATAGCGAAGGCTCTTTACCTTCGTTGTTTTCCAGTCTACGACGATACCCGCGTCCTTAATAAAGAGGTCGACGTGTCCCTTAAGGTTCCCATAAGTAACCTCTTGCTCGATAAGGAAGTTATCCTTAAACGGATCCTCGCGGACGATAGCCTCGGCGATTCCGGCGTGAATAAACGTTCCGAGAATTGCGGCGAGAGAATCGGTATTCGGATTAGTTACCGGAGTCCCGATTATCTTATGGTAGACCTGACGGCGGCAACCTCCGACGGAGGACGGACCAATCTCGACCTGCTTAGAGCGGTCGCGCTTATTATCGTGCGCTATTAGAGACTTCGATAATAGGTCTTGTAAATCCATTATCGACGCCCCTTAACTATCTCTAGAGCGCGGTTAAAAGCGAATTCCATATCAGGAGTTAGCTTTAGAGTTTTAATCGCTTGCTCTAATTCTCCGGCGATTTTAGCCCGTACTAAAGGCTCCGCGAAGGTATTAGTAGTCGTTTCTTCGGTCATTTAGATCCTCCCCAACCTGTTCCCTTAAATACCGCCGCGAAAGTATTAAATTTCCGCTCGGTCTCTCCGCCGCAGACTTTGCAGGGAGCTGATTCCGGAGCCGTCCCGATAACGAACGTATAGTCGAATACTCCGTCTAACTCGCACTCGTATTGGTAGGTAGCCATTACGCCGACTCCTTCTCGCGTAGCTCTAACTCGAAATTAGCTACGCACCTTTTACACGCGTAGACCTTATAGTGCTGGTAAAGGCTCTTATAGAGCTTCTTATTAGCGACGTTACAGAAATTACAGTTAGCCATTACTCCGCCTCCGGTAATCCGTTTAGAACGATAGCGATAGCCGCTAATTTCGTACGCTTAGACGCGGCGTACCAGTCGCTAGATATATCCGTAGGGGTTTCGAGAGCCTCTAGGTCTTTAGCTATCTTCGACCGTAAAGACTTAAGCTGAATATCGAGAAGTTCCATTAGAGAGCCTCGATTGCGCTTCGGACGTTACTTCCTACGGAGCGAGCTATCTCTACCTGCGTCTTAAGACGAAGG